CTTTATGTACAGGCGAGACAGTCTGACTCTTAAAGGCCTGACCTAGGCTAAAACCCTTGAGACTAATCTCAAGGTAAAATTCCTAGGACAACCCTTATGAAAGAGTTAGATTAGTCTCATGACACGCTAATGCCACACTAAGAGGTCAGCTCTTAGATTAATATACTACTCATCTCTCAATGATTGTAATATATTTATCGATGCTTCTTTTGAAGAAAAATACACCCATCCAAAACATCTTACAATAAAATGGGTGTGCTTATTTTATAGAGTAAGCAACTCCGTGGGAATTATGGCTCCCACAACCCTGTACAGTATTAACTGACTGCACACAGTATAAATAAAAACATACGCTTTAAGAAGTCTCATTTATAGTGTACTCATAATAAATGGGCACACCAGTGAAGAAGAACAATGAGAAATCTTCAGCCACGGCATCATGTTGCTGATAAATAGTAAAATCAGTAATGATATTCGAGCCTTGACCTGCATACGTAGTATCAATGGTTCTGACATTATGCGAATTACTTTGCAAAAGTTGAGCAGAAATAGCTCTTGATGCAGAAAATCGATCTGGACGATAATAAGGAAATTCAACTTCAATAGTATCATTAATTCCTAAATTTGTCGCCACTGATCCATTTCCTGAAAGAGAATTCCACCGAGAAGACAAATATTTCTGAACAACTGGTCTTCCTGCTCCAGCTGGGACTTCAGAACTGAAAAAAGTTCCGTTATCCGTAACATGGAATCCATCCCTAGAAACCATAGGAGAATAAGCGATTGAATTAGAAGTAGAAAAATAAAACTTCTTTCGCATTCCTCCACGGTAACCAGCATACGCTGGTAAAAACCAAGAATGGAAAGCAGTAGGACCAACTGTCAAAGGTGTAGTTCCATCTTGAGCAAGATCAATCCCATTAGGATCATATCCAGTATGGTATGGCAAATTCTTATTCCTCAAACCGTTGATGCGCACTGTATCAACATTCGCTTTGGTCGGAAACCAATAACGAGTAAAAACGTAACGCTTGCACAATTCTCTAATGGAACATGGAGGATCACCATAATACACTAAATAAGTAGCGTCTTCTTGATCTGATTTCTTTGCAATAGTCGTTATTTCAGACGGTGCTGTTGGTTTATCTGACATAGTAGTATTTCCAGTCTCAGTATTAGGCATTCCGCTCTGCGAAGGCAAAGGTTCTGGCCACAAATGAAATTCTGAAAGATTCTTATTGCCAGGTGCTGCGAACTTGAAATCATCACAAGCAGAAACAAATACATTGACACTAATGGGTGCATCAACACTGGGACAAACCAGATCATTGAGGATAACCAATTCCAAAATACCATTCTCTTGACCTTGATTGTTAAGCAACCTAACACTGTCGGAAAAATTTGATCCAACACTATAAGGTTTACCACAATTAAGCCAAGGAACAGATTGACCCCAACCAACCACAATTTCGAAATCATCTGTTTCAGCAATATCGATAATTCTGGAATAATTGGTGTTATAATCAACACTTGAAGTGAATCGATTTGGATCCCACCTAACTAAGATGCGACCCTTATGAAAATCACTCTTGACAATTTGAAATCGGAATTTGATTGAGCCTTGCCATTGTTCAAAAACAGTAGCCATATGAGCCAAAGGAGTCATATGAATTTCTCCTTGGACATTATCAAGCTGCATTGGCAAAACTCTAGTGTTCCACAACAAAGTATCTGGTCCAGCATCTGGCGACCAAATAAACTGAGTGAGATAAGATTCTCTCTTAACATAATCGAGAATTCCCATTTCATCAGTTCCATCTAATCCTGTTGTTCTTGAATCAACTGACAATTCTGCCTTACTATCCAAAGTTAACTTCATAGCAGCATCAGCAGCATCAGTATTTGCAAGATTTCCAGCAGGCAATGGTTTGAACTGTTGAATGTCAGTAACGATATTAGGTCTAGAATATCCAAACATTTGTGCAATACGACTAGTAGCATCCGCTCCAATCTGTGTTGCAGTCATATAAGGACCAATAATTGGCAAATTCGACAAAGCTCCAGCTGCTTTTGCAATTGCTGCTGCAGGTTTCGAGATTATACCCTGACCATATTCGTCACTTCCATTAATTGCATTTCCTTGATCTGTGTTATTAACACGCTTTCCGCGTCTTCCACTCTGTGGAACAAGAGGAGGATCAGACGTTGTGGGAATCGTAAGTACAACATCTTCAGCCCAAATGTAAATAGTAATAGTAACAGAATCATCGCCACCATTTGCGTGCAAAAGATTTCCAAAAGATGAAATAACAATATCTCCCATATCATCCCAGTCGGCATCGGGAATACTAAAGTAATTCTTGGGCCAAAAGAAAGGAAGACACAATTCACCTCCGAGATTTTTAGTCGGATTCAGAAAGAAATGAGGTTTCTGTGATGCTTGAATCAAATCCTGAGGGATAAAATTCCTACTCACAGTTACCTCATCATTTGATGTATACGGATTATAAGAAGCTAAAGCACGACCATAATGAAATTTGGTGCCTGAAATCACCATTTTGACGTGTAATTTCATACGCAACAATTCATAATTTTTGATTTTGTCTCGCACAAAAGCATTCTCACAAAAGGCTTTCCAAGGATTAAACTTATAAAAAAGAGGTTGTCCAACAGTCCATGATTGCGCTGATTGGCGAATAGGGCGTTCGAGAAAATTGCCCAACTGACTATCATTATTGTTCGCAAGATCCATTGTTGGTTCATAATAACCTACTCTCTCAGTAGTCCATCCAGCATCTTGATCAACAAATGCAGTAATTTGTTCGGTATGTTGCGGAACTGATTCTTTTTCTTGAGTACCTGGTGGAGGCTGGGAATCAGAAACAACTCCAGATTGAGAAAACAAAACTGCAAGTTCTAATTGATGAACCCTTTCCTCAAGTTGAGATATAAGTTCGTCTCTCCTTGCAAGTTTGCCTTCTAAATCATTGATATAAAATTTGAGAATCTCAACTTCATTAAAATCATCAAATGATTCAACACGACGAAGAGTTCTCATATGAGTATTGAGATCGGTATTTTTATTGAGGGTACCGTCCTCAAAAATTGTATATAAACGAGAAATGCTATTTGAAAAAATATCATGTGCGGTGCATCAGTCGACAACATGACAGTGCTATTTTTGTGGGCGTCACCCCGTCGCTAAATAACGACAATATGTACAATGACTACTTGTGTAGCTGTCCACAAGTCATAGGTAATTCAGAACCTACAGCTCATGCGTTATACAAACACAAGCAACTATTTTTAACTTATCCAACACATAATTGCGGTGGCCCCCAGTATTGAAAGCCCCAAGGGCGGGCTTTTGAAGCCAACCTAAAGGTCGAACTTCTCACGATACCACGCAACTCGCTCATCGTAACTCATAATTGGTCCAACGTACCCTTGAATTCCAGCGGCACGTGCAACCTCCTCAAGTTGCGATTTACGTAGCGTGTAGACCTCTCGGCCAAACTCAAAATATTTCAATGCAACATTTTGAATTGCTTCAGCACTTGATTGTTCCATGGTTAAAACCTTGGACTTCAAATGAGTATGCAACATTTTAGCAATTGAATCATCCTCCACAGGAGAACGGAAAAGTCCCAATTCATCATCCCATACAGCATAATGCTTCAAGAAAGAAGCATCTTTTAAATGAATAAATGGAACAGATGGTGCATCCTTATCAGCCATTGTATAAGTAATACCAACTTCAGCAAGTTCTTCTGCAATTGCAGTATGATTAAAATCATCAAAACCTTTTGCAACAGTCATAATGTTATCATCACCATAAGTCATTGCTGAAACTCCACTAGCAAATGGTGGAACTCTCCACCATCCCTTCTTCTTAGCAATTGCATACCAACAATAACGTAAATACAAAGAATTCACAAGACTGTTAATAACAACTGTCAAAGGATGTCCAGATGGATTTGATCCCATAAACTGAACCAACGTTCCAAAATAATCATAAGTAGGATAAGAAATCTCAGTGGCAATGCCACGCATGATAGTGAGATCATCCTCATCATAATTTCCACTCTTTTCTGCTAACTTAATCAAAAGTTTAAAAG